GCCAGTGGTTGTTCACGACTTCGATGGAGTCCATACAACGTAAGTTGTTTGAAAAATTGGGTGAATTGCTGGAAGGCCGGATCTGAAAAGAAGGTTAATCAGCAGCCAAGCCAGACGACAATCTGGAAGGTTCAGAGACTAGACGACCGGAGGTAACTCTATGATTCGTCCACGAGCGCCCAACCCCTACATAAAGGGTGAAGATATAGTCCAATCACAAGAGTCCTTAATCTTGTGGGTGAGGATAAAGAGCCACACCATTAATACTTGTTCGAAACAACCCGGTCAAACTGTTCAATTAGACAGATATCGCTTCTGGGGTAATCCTGGCAATAAGGATTCCAGAGAGCGTACTGCTGATCAAACACTTGGCACAGCATCTAGCAGAAACATTGTTAAGGACAAAGTCCTCGTCAACCTAAAAGAGTACACCGGTCCTGCTGATCCAGCAGCTCCAACTACTCCTTCAACATTCAAGGTTGCTCGTGAGACTCTCTTAACAGCACAGCGTCTACTTTTAGACACTGGTAACCTCAACGTCTTCCATCAGTCAATAGGTTCATTGACCCTTCTTGATGACTACAGACGTTGGAGAGATAGAGTCTTTGCTGACGAACTATTCAAGGCAGAAGCAAACGGTTTAGCATCTTCAAGTGAAGGTGGTTACTACTTCCCTGGTGGAGCTGCTAAAGCAGCAGGTAACCCTGTTTACACATATGGTGCAGGGGTTTCAGCTAAGTTCGACGTAAAGACAGACCTTCTACAGGTCGTCAAGGATATGCGTAAGAGAAACGTTCCGACGTTCTCTGACGGATACTACAGATGTATAGCTGATCCGACAGCAATGATGCATCTGCGTAGACATAATGAGTCTTACTGCCTACTAAAGGTAGTTAGTGCAAACAACATTAGAAAATTTGCACGAAGTACATCATTTGCGCCCTTATTAAGTAATTAATAAGAGAGAAGAGGGTGAATTGCTGGAAGCCCCCTATAACTGGGTGATCAGCAGCCAAGCCAACCTACAAGTTGGAAGGTTCAACGACTAGAGATCGACAGGTAACTGAGTAAAATCTCCACGAGTCCCCTCCGCAGAACTAGTTTCCAAAAGAAACAAAGCTGTGATGATATAGTCTGAGCAATGCCGATTGAAAAGGTATTGAACCGAGAGATAAAGAGCTTTCGGGATAACAACAGCTAGTCATATCAAGCGATATGAACGGCTACTGCAAAATGATGCATTTAGAGAAATAGCTCGGTACGCCGGGAATGGAATGGTTAACCCCATGAATCCATCCGAGGCACCTAACGCTAACTTCTTCCAAGGTATGGGTCCAGCTTATGGACAAGCTGGCTTCGTTGCCGGACAGCCTGTCATGCCGACGGGATTTTTGTTCGAGGGCGTAAGATGGTTCGAATCAACCAACCTGCCTGAGAAAACTATCAATGCAAATATTGCAGTTGACACAGCAAATGCTGGTGCAGCTAACTATACAATTGCTCCAATGTTGTTCTTCGGACCACAAGCAGTTGGCGTAGGTATTGGTGGTAACAACGCACAGATTCTTCTTAATAACAACGACGACTTTAAAACTGGAGTCCCTGCATCGAAAGTTGCAGCGTAAAACTGGGTGAATTGCTGGAAAGCCGAACCTGAAAAGGAGGCCAATCAGCAGCCAAGCTAACTCACAAGTTAGAAGGTTCAGAGACTAGAAGCCGAGAGGAAAACTCAGTAAAGCTTCCAAGAGTGCCCAGCCCCTAACAAGATTTCTTGAAGGGTGAAGATATAGTCCGACCAATACCGTCTCAAGGTATTGAAGCAAAGGATAAAGAGCCTTTGCGATAACAACAAACGCAGTCGTTTCATTATTATGATTTGGAGTCTCTTTGCTGGTTTTGAAATTCTTAATAAGGACTTCATTACCGTTGCTTACTCATTCGTATATTGAGGAGGTAACTAATAATGGCTAAAAAGATTTTCCCCGGTAACTGGGTCACAAACTTAAGTAGTTACCAAGGCCAGCCAGTTGTGGCTTGCCCAGGTCGTGTTTACTACCACAAGGTTGGTTATGCATTAGTAACTTCTACAGGAGCTACTGAATTTGCAATTACCATACCTAGCCCTGATATGCGTGGCGACGACAAAGTTCGTGCCGACATCACAGGACTAACAATTCCAGCAGGAGCAAGCGTATACCACGTAGGTATTCGTGTTCCTGATATGCGTAAAGATCTTGGAACCGGTACTGCCGCTTCTGGTCTAGTTGGTACAAACACAGACACCATCGCCGTCAAGGATGCTGCTGCATCTGCGGCTGGAAGTATCACAACTTCTGTTGTTTCTTCTCCAACAATTGCCGTTGCGAGTGCAACTATTGCACCAGCATCAGCGAAGAAAGGAATCGTAACAGCAGCAGTTCTTTCAGGAGCAGAAACCTTAAAGGTTTATGTTCGTAATGCAGCTGCTAACGCTGCTGGAAGTGCATTGTCTTCTACACAAACTGGTGGTACACCAATCATCGTTGAAGTTTCATACTTCGTAGACGATGAAGTTGCTGGATTAGACGATACATACGTCCCATTCATCACTGAGACCTAAATTACTAGGTTTTCTCACTACAATAAGAGCATCTCTTACGGGGTGCTCTTTTTTTATTTATGGCGTTATATCAAAATCAAAAGAACGGTCAGGTTGTCGAGTTCATTGGACATCACGACAAAGACTGGGCAATGGTCAAGAATGCAACAGGTATAGTTCAATACGTTGCCTTGGAAGACTTAGTTTCATACGAAGCAAATAAAGGTCGAACAGGTCAGAAAGTTGAACCGGTGATTATGGATGAGAAGGATGAAGATAAAATTCCTGAAGCCGTAATCCCTGCTGATACAAGGCTTAATGTTAATGTTGCAACTGCTGAAGCATTAGCCAAGCAAGTTAAAGGTATTGGATATGCCACTGCTAAAAAGATTGTCGAATTAAGATTGTCTTTACCTGCGGAAAGGTTCTCTAAATTGGATCAACTGAAAAAGATAGCAAGAGTTGATTGGGAAGAGGTATTTAAAGAAGACCTTATCTACATTGCCTAGAATAAAGCGAAAGTCGCTTTTATAGAGATTGGAGCTCAACGACTACGACAAAAGCCGTACAAGGTTCCATCTTGGCTACAACACCGGAGCAAACTTACCTGCCGGTGATATCGCTCGCTTAGAAGAAGCACTAGCACGTGTTCCTGATAGTTATTTCTATGACAGGATCATTGAGCATTTGAATCGTTGCGACAAGGCTTACAGATTATCTCAGGTATTTAAGTCTGAGACATCTCCACAGCCAAACATGATTCAAAGAATCACAGGGGATACTGACAGGCAGATCATGCAGTCAGATCCTATTAAGGCTGATAAAACATATCGTGAAATCTATCTTCGTGAAGTCGATCGATTAGCTGAGACATTGTATGTCGCTAATTACAGACGAGAAGAGGTAAGACGTTATGCATTTGATCGGTCTGGTGCTGAATACATCATGGCGGTAAAAGGTCCAGCTGATACGGCGGTTGGAACAAGAGTTGCACAAGCCGTTGGATCACAAAACTGGAGGTAACTACGAACTATGTCAGACAATTCACCATATGGAAGCCGCCTAGGAGTTGGAGGCAGACACAACCAAATCAAACAAGGCATCTTTGATAGAAAGAAGGAAAGAGCTTTGCAGATGCTTCGTGAAACAGATTCTTTCGACAAGAATAAAATAGTAGATATTGACAAAGCAAAAGCAAATATTGAAGGCGGATCGAAAGATGAAAATTTAGACCAATCCAGTGCTCCGACTACGAATCCTGCTGCTGACCGAGTAAGAAATCAGCAATCAGACATGACAGCATTGCTCCAGCAGTACGGCAAAGTTCCACTTGACCCTGCTCTAGGAGGAATCGCTGGTTTCGGACTTGGCATGGTTATGGGAGACGGAAAACCTTTACCAGCTTTGCTAGGAGCAGGTGCTGGATATCTATTAGGAAAAAGCAATAGTATTTTATTGCCCGGACAAAAGCCTGAAGGAGAGAGTGAAGCTTTTGATGCTAGTCAGGCCATAGAAGGCACGGCTCCAGTTGAATCTCAAACAGAAGCAGTATCACAAGAAAAGGCAGATATCTCAGGGATGTATCCAGGGGTTGATCAGCTAACTGAAGGAGGAATGGCCTTTGCTCCCGGATTTACAAATGCAGCAGCAAATAGAAGTAATACGTTTGGACAGGATGTAACTACGTTATTGGCTCAATCAGCGAAGACGACAGGAGATCAAGTACAAGGTGGAAATATGCAACCAAAGATTGATGCGGCAGATCCAGGATTAGAAGTTCCTGCACCTGGAGGACAACCCGGCAATGTTCCTAATCCAGCTGACGAGTTACTGACATCATTCAGCAAAGGACGAGTTCCCTCATACGTATTTCAAACTCTCGGCGGAGGATCTGTGGCATGACCAAAAAAGCCGAGCACATGAAATACAAAGAAGGTGCTAAAAGATCTTTCCGACCAAATGAGTGGTACATCGATAAAAGAAAAGAACGGGAAGCTAATAGTTTTTTAGCAGGTTCTAAGGGTGGAGTCCCAAACAATCCAGCGAACATAAGATCGTTTGAGCCAATACCTGCACCAGTCGATCCTGCCGGATCAATGCAAGGTGATCAAGTTCTAAGAAGAAATCCATACGGCGATGGAGAGCAGATTATTAATAGCGAAAAGGCGATATGGAAAAGACCTAATCAACGTGGAGCATCATTTGATCCTCCCCCTGTTCCTGTCGAAAAAGCAGGGAAAGTAAAAAAGGCAAATGATCAAAATTCTAAGAAAGGAATGAGTACATCAATTGGGCTGATGAATACTGGTCCTCTCAGAGATGTCTCTCATTTCTGATTTGAATTTTCAAGTTTCAATTCTCAGTAAACTTTGTATAGATGGGTAATTAAATGGCAACGAGTAGTTCAAACAAAATGCCACTGTTGGTCGATAGGCCAATGCATTCTTTCGCGACGATTGGAGGAACTGCGGCATTAACAACAGCAACGGATCTAAATACGCCTAGTGCAGCAGGTTGCGTATTACTGATTGATTGTTCAGGAAACGATGGCGCGGTGATAGACAGCTTATCAATCCTTGCATTAGAGGCAAGCACGACTGCTAGAGCTGTGTTGGCATTCTTAAGTACAGCAACATCAGCTGCGAGTGTAACAACTGCTAATACTGCATACGTAGCAGGAGCAACCATTGGATCTACCGCAAAAGGTGACAGGACGAATATTCCACTACCTGCTTTATCTGTTCCAGTACCAAATTTAGCGAGCCCAGCTGCAACAGTTAACGCATATCCCAACGAATTAGAGAAGAAGAATACAGGTTTATATATTCCTTCAGGTGCATTGCTATATGTCGGAGTTGATCAAGCAATAGCAGCACCTAGCGCTAACACCAGAGTTCATGTTTTTGCCCAAGGCGGATTCTTCTAAACCATGCCATCACTTGTCGATAGCGGAGCTTATTTAGACCAGCTCTATCAAGAAAAATTTGGTAGAGTTCCAGATGCTGAAGGTAAGGCATATTGGAAGGCTGAATTAGAGTCTGGAAAGACAAGTCCAGAAAAGATTGCTCAGATATTTGACAATACTGACGAAGCAAAGCAAGTTAAAGAATCAAAGGCACAGGAAGCTAGAGATTTCCTTGAGAAGACCTATGCAGAGGAATTGGGTCGTGAGCCCGATGCATCAGGAGCAGAATATTGGGCTAACGAAATATCTTCAGGCAGACAAACACAAGAAGATGTTGTTAGCAATATTCGACAAAGCGATGAATACCAAGAACAGCAATCACCAGAGGAAGAAGAATGGCAACAAGAATATGACAATCAACTTAATCAGGCGACAAACGATTTATCAAGAACTGATATATCTCAACAGGCGGATATTCCCGCCCCAGGAAGAGAAACAGAAGTTCCTCAATCTGATCCAGATCAACCAGTACCTAGCCAAGGAGAACGTAAGCAACAAGCTGCTGAAGCAGACGCAACTGCTTTTCTAAATCAGGCATATAGAGAAGAACTTGGTAGAGGACCAGACGAAGAGGGTCTTCAATATTGGAAGGATCAGATTACATCAGGCAATCAAACACAAGAAGATGTATTAGCCAATATCAGAAGGAGTGATGAATACCAAGAGAATCAACAAGATGTAGAAGTAAAGGAGGAAGGAGGTAATGCCGACGATGTTACCTTTGCTGGGGATGAAGATTTCAATAATCTGTACAACGATACTTTCACTGCGGCTACTGGAGGTGGTCAAGCCGAATCAAATGATGAGGATGGCCCTACATATGGTCTGCCTTATATAGATCCAGATAGTGAACAAGGTAAAAGGCAGGCTATTAATGATATTTACCGAGATGTCTTAGAGAGGAATACTGATCAAGGTGGAGAAGATTATTGGTACAAGGAACTTGAATCAGGCAGACAAACTCTCGATGATATTAGATCTAATGTTGAAAAATCAGACGAGGCTGGGGACTTAGAAAGCAATAAAGCATTTATTGAAGAGCAATATCAATCAGGACTAGATAGAGGAACTCGAGATAATATCGATGATGCCGCTGATCCATATGGCGGAGGTATGGGGTATTGGCTTAAGGATTTAGCGACAGGTCAATCTCGTGAAGATGTTGCTTCTAATATTCGTCGTTCTGATGAATTTTCGACTCAAGCCGAAGACTACTTGGATGGGGTGTATGAAAATATCTTAGAAAGAGATCCAGATGCCGAAGGATTAGATTACTGGAAAGAGCAGCTAACAAGTGGTAATCAAACCAGAGAAGAAGTTGCAGCAAATATCAATAGAAGTGATGAAAAATGGTTAGGCGATACTTATAAGAACGAACTAGGTAGATCTCTTGGAGATGAAGGTAGGGAATATTGGTTAGAAGATATGAATGAAAGAGGGCAAACAAGGGAGCAAGTTCTCGCAAACATTAAAAGATCAGAAGAGTATCTCAACAGAGAAGAGCAAAGTTGTCCCAGTGGACAACACTTGGAAAATGGTGTTTGTGTTAACGATGCCGTAACCGAATGTCCTGATGGACAGCGTTTAGAAAATGGTCAGTGTGTTGATGATATAAGAATGTGCTCAATGGAGCTATGTCCTGACGGGCAGACTAAAAATGAAAATTGTGAATGCGTAGACGATGGTCCTGGAGAGGAACAGTGTCCTACTGGCACATATCGAAACGACGCAGGCAACTGTGTAGGGTTTGGAATATGTCCTGACGGATCGATGACGAATGAGCACGAAGGCGGAGTTTGCCCAGATCCAGCGTCACAGGAATGTCCTGAAGGAAAAATGAGAGTCACGGGAAGCAATGAATGTGTAGATATTCCTTTGGATTGTGGTGCTGGCTATACAAAAGATTCCACTGGAGCCTGTGTACCTAACGAAGAAGATGATGGAGAATGGGGACAATGTCCTCCTGGACAAACAAGAAATGCTGCTGGGGTATGCGTAGCAGATGAGGCAGAAGAAGAAGAATGCCCTGCTGGTCAAACAAGAAATGCTGCTGGGGTATGCGTAGCAGATGAGGTAGAAGAAGAAGAAGTAACAGAATGTCCAGATGGATATACGAGAAATGAATCTGGTGCGTGTGTAGAAAAACCTGGAACTTGGACAGGGGAAGATCCGACTGACCCAGGAGAGGAAAAGGACGAAAATGATATTGGGAATTACATGGGTAAAGATCCGACAGAGGATAGCGATCCTGGAAGTAATGCAGAGAACGAAGGAGAAGGTACATATATGGGGAACGATCCAACAAATGAAATAGAAGCAACGGAAGATGAGACAAGAGATCCTTTAGACACAACTGATTCGTTAAGTACGACAGAAGTACTTACCGGTGGCCTACCAAGTGGAGGTTCGAATCCAGGAGAAAGGACTGGTAGAGGATCTGGTGAAAATACTGAAGTAAGAGGTGATATGGGATATCGGCAAACAAGAAATGAATATCGTGATTTATATAATGCTTCGTTAAGAGACATGGAATCATTGAACGATCGAGGAGAAGAAGATCGTGTTAGATATGGTGAATTGGAGTCTAGATATGGAAAATTAAGAGCAGACTACGAGTCAGCAAGAAGAGAAGCCGACTCGTATCGTGATGCTCAGCGTGCAGACGAAACATCTAGACTGCGTGGCGGAATCACAGTAGGAGGTGCACCTGGATCTAGAAGGAATAGTCTTCGATCAGGCAACACGGCTACTTCTGATCGATCAGGAAGGAGAGGAGTGTCAGTTCGCGACGACAGGAGAAGAGATAGATCACCTAGCATGCAAGGTATTAGATCAGGGTTTTAACTCATGGCAAAAGGTCTAGGAAGCCTAAGCCAAGGTTTTGGACTAAAGCCAGTCACTAAAGGACTCGGGCTAAATAAAGCTAAAGGTTTATATCCGTCTAAAGGGCAAGGACTAGGTCTATACGGTACAGCTCAGTTCCCAACAATATTAGAAGCATATAATCGAGAGTCTGACTACAAAAGATGGCAGTTAGGACAAGCTTATTATTTCGGTACGGGAAGAAGCTGGGATGACTTATCAATCTATAGCAATAGTCGATTTACAACGGGAGCCGTTAGTGGTGTCTCTAAAGATATCGTCACGATGTTTCCGAGTGAGACCAGTCCTGAGAGAACATGGTATGTAGGCCAAAGGACAAGAGGAAGTATTATTTTGCCTCAACCTTTAACTGCTTCTCAAATATCAACAAATACAAGCGATCCTAATCCTGCTAACCATACGTTGACTTACAACGTCAGTGGTGTCTTAACTTCAGCGCAAGTTGGAATCTTTTCAATCTTTATTGGTGATCAATTTGAAGACACAGCATCAGGTACTAATTATCCAGACGACGTAATATCTAAGCCAGAGGGAAGCGTAGCTTTAACTTTGACTGGAGTTAATACAGGCTCATTGACATTGGTGTTCGACTTGTCTAAGGCGTATGGACGAGTGAAAGATAATAAAACAATTTATTGGAAAAAATTACCATACGATCCATCTAATCCAAACGTATGGAATACAGGGGGCAGTCGTCATCTTTGCTCATCAACGAAGATGTTTTGTTGCTGTCCTGATCATCTAGGTGGTGCATTAGCAAACCTTGAGTTTCCGAAAGGAGAAGTTGATCAAGATATGTTCCCATTGCCTAACGCCAGTAGAACTGTTCGAGCTGCATGGGAAAGACAAGGTGCTGGCTACTACAGGCAGTGGCGTTCCTTACAAAGCAGAGTAGATGGAAGAAGAGAATGCAAACATATGCATGCTATGAGGTGGGAATGTGGAATTCCTTGGTATGAACCTAATGATTTTCCAACTCAATATTACGGGGCAAATCCAGACGGTCTCCTGACAGATTCAAGTATGGAGAGACAATTCAGTGATGAGGTGTATGACGAATACAATGAAAGACATCGTGTTAACTACGATCGTTATGCATTAGCACTGGCTGAAGTAGTTGGATTGGAATTATTTCCTGGAACTGACGTTAGAAACAACATTAGATCAGATGCCAGACCAATGCTTTGGAATGATCACGAAGAGCCGGAAGCTAGTTGGTGCAGATTGAATGATTGGTGGTGTAAAAGAGGTACGCAGGAAATTAAAATTTTTAATTCAACAACTCAAAAATTTGAGAGCACAGTCACAATTGGAGGTGTTAGTTATCCGATGATTGAAGTAGTAAAAGGAGGCTCAAGTAGCGCTCCAGTAATCGTTCCTTAGAACTTCTTAGAATAGAAGATATGGTGGCTTACCCTGAAAATACTGGTGGAATCATATCTGCCATAAAAGCTTGCATTGTCGCAGCGGGAGGAACAGTGACGACAGCGTATAACAACAACACTGGAGGTATCATCTCAGCATTAGTTGCACTTCAGACTGCAATTGCTGGTATGGATGAATCGTCTCTAACAATGGAGCTGACGGCAGCTAGTAACCTTGCTATTGGTGATGCTGTTTACATCGATGCAAATGGAAAGCTTGCAAAAGCGGCGCACAACTCAACGAGGGATATAGCAACAGTTGCTGGGTTAGTTCTTGAAGCGGTAACAGCTAATAATACAGCTAAATTAATATTCACAGGAAAGATTAATGTAACTGGTTGGGCTCAAGGGAACCTAACTCCAGGGGCGCGATACTTTTTAAATGGGACAGGAACGATATCAGCAACACCTCCCTCAAGTGCCAATCAATATGTAGTACTAGTTGGAGAAGCATTAGATGCAAACACGATTGCATTAAACATTGATGTCCCAGTATTACTGAAGTAAATGGCAACACGCAAACCGATAATTTATATCAATGGCTATCCAAGTGAATTGGATATCGCTAGTGATCGTTTAAATACACCTTGGATCTATAGGTCAGGTTCTGCTCCCTCTGCGCAGACAGCAGACATGTGGTACGACACTACAAATAGTCTGCTAAAGATGTGGACTGGCAGTGCTTGGGAATCAGTTGGTGGTAGCAAGGTTTATATTCAAACATCGGCTCCTTCTTCTGGAATGAATGAAGGTGATTGGTGGCATAACACAACTGACTCAAGTACTAAAATATATCTAGCTGGATCAATCAATGCTTGGACTGCTGTAGGTGGTGGTGGCGGGGCTGGGTCTGGTGGTGGAACTGACGAATCATTCCTCGAGAATCAATATACCGTCACAACTTCTTACACAATCGGTGATGGTGATGGTGACAAGAATGCTGTTTCAGTTGGGCCAATGACGATCCAGAACGGTGCCACTGTCACGGTTCCTGTTAACAGAATTTGGGTGATTCTCTAAATGCCACAGTACGGAAATCTAAAAATTGATTCTTTCCTGTATAACAATTCAGGAACAGATGTCACTCTTAATTTAATCGACATCGCTCCAAAAGCATCGCCAATATTTACTGGGGATGTAGTGATTAATAATACGGGAGCATTAAAAGTAAATGCTGGTACCACGGCACAAAGACCCGGCAGCGCGGCAGCTGGAATGTTCAGATATAATTCAACGCTTCAGAAGTTTGAAGGCTATACAACAGGTTGGGGCGAGATAGGTGGAACTTTAATTATGATTGATGGAGGTAACTTCAATAATGGAACGTCTACGATAAGTACAGCAGAAGTATTTGACGGAGGCGATTTCGGTAGCTAACTATGCCAACCCCCAGCACTAGAACACCAGTAAGAATTGCCAGAGGTTCTTATTCAAATTTAAATGGAAGTGTCTCTGATTTACATGACGGAGAAATTTCATATGCAGAAGATCAAAATACCTTATATATCAAAGAAGGTACTTCATTAGTCTCTCTAACTTTTGCACCCGCATCGCCTACCTTCACTGGAGATGTCACCTTTACTGGGGCAGCTAATAATGTAGTTTTCGATGCCTCTGATAACGCTCTTGAATTTGCTGATAATGCTAAGGCTTCTTTTGGGGCAAATGCAGATCTCCAGATCTACCATGATGGGAGTAATTCTTACCTTGTAAATACAACTGGTGAATTAAGAATTACAGACAGTAGCCTTATAAGAGTTAATACAGATGACTTTAGAATATATAAAGGCGATGGTACTGAATTAACTTTTAGAGCAGAAGGAGATGGTGCATGTTCACTCTATTACGACAATACTGTTAGATTTAGCACAAATGCTTCGGGTGTAGAGGTACATGGCAACTTACAAATAGATGATAGTAATATTGCTAAATTTGGAACTGGAGGAGATTTAGAAATCTATCACGATGGAAGCAATTCATACATAAAAGATGCTGGTACAGGAGGTATATATATTGATACTTCTTTCCTTCATGTGAGACAAGGCTCTGCGGAGTCAATGATAAATGCTATAGCTGACGGAGCCGTAGAACTCTATTACGATAACGTCAAAAAAATAGAGACGACAGCACAAGCCGTTAAGATTACAGGAGGAATAGCTCAAGTTGTAACAGCAGCCGCAGCTTTAGAGTTAGATTTAAATACATCTAACTACTTTACTAAGACAATATCAGGAAATAGTACATTTACCTTTGCTAATCCAGCAGCTTCTGGACAGGTCACAGCTTTTACTCTAGAGCTAACCCATTCCAGCGGCACAGTTACATGGCCTTCCTCAGTAAAATGGA